ATACATCACTGGAACGAATTAAAAAACCCCACCGAAGTGGGGTAGGCATTACTCTTTTACTTCTGTATCGCCGATATGAAATACCGCATCTACGGCATCCATTACTTTATTTGCAACAGCTTCAGTAACGGCTTCAATTTTATCAACGATAGGCGTTGCAACAGCCTCAACTTTTTGCGCTACTTCTTCTACAAACGCAACAGTGCTTGATTTGATTTGAAAATTGTCTTCCATTTGATTCTCCTAATTTAAAAAAACCCAGCCTTTTGAGCTGGGTTTTTAGTTGGAACATTCCGATTAGAATGAACCGCTTGATCCCCAGACTCCGAGTGGATCAGACCAGCCGAAGCTATAACGCTCACGTGATTTGTAGCGAACGTTACCGGTATCAAAGTCGCCGTCCATGCTGTTTTGCAGCGGAGTACGTTCGAACATTTTCAAACCGTTAGGAACATCAGTCAACAAGAACCATGCATTTACGTCGGTCAAGAAGTGGTTAACTGTGTAACCTTCTGGAACAGCGCCGTTGTTTTTCAATGCATTGATATCGTTGTTGTTTGTACCAACGCGGAGGTTAGTCTCGAGCAAACGAGTAGCAACGAACATCAATGAAGGAGGAACAACTAACTTGCGTGGCTTAGCTGCGATCAAAAGACCGCGTTCATCAGTCCAAGCTGCGATTTGAATCACAGCTGCTTCCAATGAAGTTTCGTTCAAGTCAACAGGAGTTGTAGGAGCGTTGTAGTTAACACCACCAGAAACTAGTGAGTGACCTACAGCAGTACCTGAACTGTTAACACCGAACAAAGAAACGTTATCACCACCTAAGTAAGAACCGTTGAAACCGTTGTTAAGAACGGAAGCACCTTTAACTTGCTTGGTGTATGACATGGCGCGAGCCAATGCTTTAGTGTAACGAGCAGACAAGCTGTCGTACAAGTTATCTTCAATCGCTTCTTCAGTGATAGAGAAACCTAAAGCAATAGTTTCATGTGAGTAGCGTGCAGTGAATGCTTCTTGTGCTGTATCGTAAGAAATAGCACCGCCTTCATTCTTAACTGGAGCTGCGGAGAAACCAGAAAGTTTGGTTTCTTCTTCGAATGAACGCTCAGAGCTTTCGATTTCAAAAAGTTCTTTGTGTTCTTCGCCGTAGCGCTTGTACTCTAATCCGAACAATGCGTTCAATCCTGGGAGCAACTCTTTTAGGAGCTGCGAGCGTGAAATAGCCATGATTTAGCTCCTTTATTAGTTAGTTGTACCAGCAGACTGATAGTACTGATGCACGCCAAAGTTTAATTTAACGATGCAATCGGTATATGCGTCACCGGGGTTAGATGGGAAATTGCCACCGAAAGTAGAGCTGGAGTTAACCAAGTCAACGATCTTGCAAGCTAATGCACTGGTGTTAGCGATAGTGGCTGACAATGCAACTAAAGAGTTACCAGAAGTTGTATTACCAGTTGCGCCGCCTGTACCAGCAGCAAAGTTTGCCAAGGCAACAGTCTTACCAATAGAGCCATAGCCAACAGAACCTAAGCTTTGAACTTGGAACAATTGATCTGGGTCTTCGATAACACGGATGAAAATGTTAGTGTAGCCAGCTGTAACAGCATTAGCAGGCAAGTACTCAGCATACAAAGGATAGCCGAGTTGCTGGCCAGATAACTGGTAGCGAACACCAACGCAAACACCAGCGATACCAGCAGTGCTAGTAGTAGGTGTAGAAGTTACAACAGTAGGTTGTCCAGCTGCAGACGCGCCTAACTGCACCAAGTCGCCGGTAAAGATAGCGGCGCTATTGTTTGTAGTCATCAAATACTCGCGGATTGTGCCGCCAGTAAAGGATTGACCGCCGATCAAATTGATCGGTTTAAGCCCGTACGGGGCCGATACTGTGCTCATAAAAAGCTCCTTAGATTAGAAATTATTTACTACCATTTCCAAAACCACCACGGCTTGTTGAACTTTTACGCTCGCTAAACAGAGGCATTCTTGGATCATTGTTGCGCATGTAATGATTGTCCACAGAATCCATTTGAGCCTTTGCTTGATTATCAAAGTACTGTTTTCTAGATTCCAAGTATTCAGTAGAGACCTTGCACAACATTAAGCCTCCAATTTCTACGTTGCCGTTTTCATCGCCTTGCACCATTAGTTCTGGGTGGTCTACGGCTTTTACTGGCTCCCAACCTTCACGGAAACGTGTTGAGACGTTCGTTGGGTTGGCTTGACCTAATATCGCTGTAGCAATCCATCTAAAACTATAGCCCGGTTCCGGTGTTGGATCGGGCAACGCGCTGGAAGGCATGTAAACGTTGCGGGTTGTTTTTTCACGAGATTCAACATCTCTTGGTTTACGTGTATCTGTCATTTTATGACTCCTTGTTTAAGTTTAAGTACTCTTTAGCATAAAGATCGCGGGGGATTCCAAGCCTATCTGCCAACGCTGCTGCGCTAGCGGTGATTTTGACTTGCTTCTTAGCTCCTGTAGTTCGAGTAGCTGAAGCCACAACCGTCGATGGTTTTTTAGCTGGTTCCGAGGTCTTGCGACTTTCGGGTTCCTTAAACACTTCAGGGAACACGGTTTTTAAGCGGCCGTCAATGCGGTCGAAATATTCATCACTTCGAGGGTCGAGACCCGTCGAGACAAGCTTTTGGTGCAGTCCAAGAGCGAAGGCTGTCATTTCTTCGTACCCCGGTGATCCGAACCACTGGTTTTTTGCTTGCCAGCGCAAGGTCTTTTCGTCGGGTTGGGGTGTATCTTGTACCGATTGTTGTATTTGTACAGGAGTTTCATAAGTTTGTAAAGGGGTAGGCCTAAAATTCTTTGCCGCCTCTTTTTCAAACATGGCCTCAGTCAGAGCTTCACTAGCTGCAATGATAGCGTCTGCATCGTATGATTCCTGTGCTTCTTTAAGTTTACGTCGTGCGGCATCGAGCTTGCTCTCTGCTGCTGTTTTCATCATATCTTGATAAGACGATTCGCCTGACTGCACATACTGCTTAAGGCGTTTGTTCTCTTCAAGAACCTGCTGTGCTAAACGTAAAGCTTCTTCTTTTTGCCGTTCTGCTGCTTCTTTGGCACGACGTTCATCGTGTCTGGCATGAGTAAGTTCTTTAATCCGTCCTTGAACTCCTTTGGTGTAGCCATCAATCTCTTCATCTGTAGGATCTTTGACTTCACGGTCAAGAGGTTTAGCAAACCTATCTTCTTCTGGGGTATCGTCCTCAATAACAATCTCTTCGCCTTCTACTGAAAGCTCGATTTCATCTTTGGGGTCGTCCAGAGGGTTTACGTTTTCCACTTCATCTGGAAACTTAAATTCTTGCGACATAAACTACTCCTTAATAAGCACCGAAATAACGCTCGGTGTGTACGTTTGACTTGCGCCGGTTCCATTCGGCGGGTACTACTTGTAAGTTGCTAGCTACGCTTAAACCGCCTTTTGACACAGGAACAATGTGGTCTACATGCCAACTACCGCCAACAACTTTTTCACGCAATCGTGCTAATGAAACTGCTTCCAAAAGAGTAAATCTATCTAGCTCTGAAAGATTACGCCCCAATGAACGCCTAAATGAACGGTCTGCCGTAAAATAATCTTTATTAGCTTTTGCCCATTTCTGTCTAGCCAATTTACGTGCTGGGGATACGGGCTTTGATGCTCTACGCTGTTCTGTACAAGATCTTCCTCCGCTTGCGACATACGCTGCTTCATGTCGCTTTTTAGCGGCTTTACCTTTTTCACTAGCTTCATACTTACGCCTAGACTCTTTTTGTGCTTCAGTACGCACGCGTGATTCCCCTAGGATCTTCGACTACCGCTTCTACTTGGTCGTCGTTGATGATACGAAACTCTTTTCCATAAATCATTACACGGGTTCCTGAGTAAGCGCGAGTAATAATAAAATCACCCTTTTTACACCAAGCACCTGTTGGAAATTTTGCTTCGTCTTTATAAGCGAGATCGCCAATCTTCAAAACAAATAAAACCGGAGAAGTCTGTTCTTCGACCTTCATAGTTTCTTTTGCTTTTTTAATCAGTGAGTTCTCGAACTCGTCCTTAGCTTCAATCAGAGCACATAGAATCTTCCACCCTTTTGGATCAGGTAGTTGTTTCGCTGCTTGCTCATTAGCGATATCCGCTTCGTCCATTGCTTCTTGCTCCGCCTGTGTAGTTGTAGATACTACGCCCGGTGGCAGGATTAACCCTTCCGGTGGTAATGCGATGGTTTCACTCATCGTTGTCTTCTTTCAGTTTGTCAGCGAGGTCAAGTAAGTGGCGCTCTGCGAAAGCTAGACCTCGAATCACTCCGCAAAGCTCTTTGTAATGCTCAAAGCTAGAGCACTGACCATTTGCCAAATCATCAGTGTAGTTGTTCATATCTGTGCGTAACTTGTCACGCATCGCGGCTACGAACTGTGCCGTTAGTAAGTCGATCACTCTTCAGTGCCCCCTTCAGGTTCTTGTTGTTGCTGCTGTTGTTGTAAAAGGCCAGTCTGGTGTTTAAACAGATCAGCCGCTGTATCAATCTTCTTGTGCTTATCTTTCTGCGCGATATCGGCAACTTTCAAAAGGCCTTGTGCAGTTGTTTGCTTATCTTGCGCATGGTTCTTCTGCTGCTTGTCGATAAAGTCCGTAGCAACCCCAACCGCTGCCTGAACTTTGCGGCTATGTAGTTCTGCTGCTTTAAGTTCAAGTTCTTGAGTACGGAAGGCTTCGTCTGCTTTATCTTTTGCAATCTTGCGTTGCAACTCACCCTGCTTAACTTGCTGGTCGATGAGCTGAGCTTGCATGACTGGATCTTGTGCATTCTTCTGTGCTTGTTGCTGAGCAACTGTAGCTTGGCTTTGGGCCAATACTTGTGGAGCAGCTTGCGCAACCAAACGAGAAATCTGCACTTCAAGGTTTTGTGGGATGTCGTCTTCTGGGTCAGGCAACGGAGCACCCAAGGCATCCTCAATCTTAGCTCTATATGCGTATCCAAGGTGTTCTGCAATATGCGCTTCCATTGCAGCTTGAATAGCTTGTGCTTGTGGATTCTGCCCAATCAACTGCATAATCAACGGATCTTGCATAGCAGAAGTGTGGACCTTAATATGCGCTTCGTGGTCCTGATACATAAACGCTTTCATTGGCTTACCTTTGAGGGCAGCCATGTTTTCTGCTACAGGGTCACGAGGTTTTTGGTCGTCCTCCAACGGGACCAGCTTGTCGGCGTTCTTAATTCCAATAACATCAAGCATCTGCCTGTGTAGTTGGGGAAGGTTGTATATCTGAGGTGCTGATTGCGCCAGTTGGATAACTGCCTGATACTGGACCACGCGTTGCGATAAGGTGGCCGCGTTAGGATCGGATACAGGGAAGACGTCCACCAGACTGTAGTCTGATTTTTTGGCTGTGATTGGTCCGTTTTCTGGCTCATAGTTGTAGTCTTCGTCAGTGTAATCGCGGATAATACCTGCCAACAGTTTTAATTCTTGGCGTAGTGCATAGTGTACACGAGCCTGAACCGCGCTCATTACTTTCAGCGTTCTTTCCAGAATAGCCAATGTTGTACCGACAGGTGCGTTAGCAGACATGTCAGCAACTTGCATATCAGAAGTAGACGCAAAGCGACGGCCTTCATCAATGATCTTGTCCATCAACCCAGCTAGTACTGCAGATGGCTCTTTGTATGGAAGTGGCAGAATGTTGTCACGGATTGAACCAGAACCAACATCAACGTCACGGAACTCACCCGGCGCGATAGGAGTATCGTCGCCTTTGATTCTTAATCCGCGAGACTTAAGACCACCCGGTAAATTGGAAAGAGTACCGGCATCAACCAACTGACGCAAAATAGAAGTAGCTGACTTAGCGAATCCACCAATAAGGTGAAAAAGACCAAAGCCGTAAGCGCCATATCCGGGGATGTATTGGTAATGTACGAAATGCTGCCTCTTAAGTTTAAGTTCATCATCTTCTTTCCAGTTTCTGCGGATTGCCAGAATCTTATTTGAGCCACGAATTATTGTAACTACGTAAGGCAGAGCAATTCCAGTTTTCTCTCCGTCTTCTTCGTCTTCATAACCGGGCAAATCTAAATCGACGTGGCACTCATACAACTCGTAGCGCTCGTCATGGGTTGCAGTAAATCCTGTTTCTTTGTCTTTCTTTTCCTGAATTTCTGTACGGAAACGCTGTGGCTCACCAACATCAACATCACGATAAAAACCAGCGTACATTAGTTTGGTCAGCTCGTTCTTAGTCTTATACATGCGGTGTGTCACACGGTAGCATGATGCAATTTCACTGGCGCCGTATGGAAGAATGATATCTTCAGCAGGAATAAAAATAGATACTTGACGGCCTAAGCTTGGATCGTAGTAGACTTTCTTAAAAGCAGAACCGGCAGATGGTAGGTTCCACAGCATACGCTCATGCTCATTACGGAACTCAGGCATTTTTTCAGTCAGCTGGTAGTTCATGTCTTCTTCTACACGCTGCGCTGCTTCAATCTTTTCTGTTGAGTCTTTGCCAATAATCACAGCCTTAACTGGACCGGATGCTGGGAAAGTCTCCATAATTGTTTCGGACTGGAAGCGTACAACTGCTTCTGTAATCATTGGGTGGAATACACCGCAAGCGCCATCCCAAGGCTCTACACGTTCTTCAAACTTCAGGCCAAGCAAAGTAATACCGTCTTTGTACATCTTCTCCCAGTCTTTGCGGGAGTTCAGGTCGTTATCAATATCGCCAGCTAATTCGGAAGCTAGACTCTCTAGCTCGCCTTCATCCATTTCTTCCGCTAAGTTAGTATCGAACTCTGGGTCTTCGGCTGGCTCGATGTCAATCTCCATACCATCAATGCCAATATGCACGGCATCAGGATTCTCAACTTCGATCTCTAAGTCCGGTTGCCCGTCTTCTTCTTGTAGCCCTTGCGGAGCACGGTATAAACTTTTATCAACTGCCATAATATGTCCTATCTAAAAGCCGGGCCTGTAGCCCAGCACGTTGCTGTGTACCTTTTACCCTTAGTCACCTCAGTAACGCGATGCTCTAAGACGGAAGGAAAAATAATGATGCTACCTTGTGGTAGTTTTGGGTTTAAATTAGGGTTTACTTGTAGTTCAAGATGCCCACCCTCAAAACTATCCGGATTACTTAAGAATGCTATAGCCGATAGTTTACGCTGTTTATTTGCTTTATCGGGTGGAAAACTATCAATATGCCATTTATAATGGCCGCCGTTTTGGTATTTGGCTATCTGAATATCTTCTACACCATCAATATCAAAGCGCCAATCTATCTTATTTACGGCATTTATGTGGGTTTGAAGTACACAACCGATGATGCTCATAGGCGTTAAGAACGCTATTTCCGTTTTACGGGTGGTGTTTTCTATTCTGTTATTTGCGTCTTTACCCACTTTGGCATCGAAAGCCTGATCCCAAAGAGTGTTTTTAATGATGTACTCGCACATAGAACGTGGAATAACTTTCTCGGAGACGTAGTAGTAGTTGTTTAGCATGCGGTGATATCTTTTGTTATGTCTTTAGCGGTATTTTTTGGTACGCTACTCATACAGTTCGTTTCTAGTTTTTTACGAGTTAACCCAAACTCATTGTTTTCTAACCATTCTTTTACAAGCTCTTGCGTATGTTCTTGAATACGCTTAGCTTCTTCATCCTGTCTGGCCTGCTCAACCGCTACTTGTTTCCAAATAGCTTTCTTCATTTTCTTGACTTGCCACCAAGTCTTTATCCATTTAAACATCAGTAGTAGCTCCTTTTCCGTCTATACTGCGCTGATTCTTCCGCCATATCAGAACTTAATGTTACAAACCCACCCTGCCTATAGCGTAACAAGGCTTGAGATACCGTATCCACATAGTCATCATGCTCGCCTACAGGGAACGCGGCAACTTCCTCAATCACATCTTTAGCCCAACGACGGTCGGGCGCCCACACAGCTCCAGAGGCAAACAAGTCACTGATCGCATTTACACGGGCGATTTTATCATTACCTCGGCTTGGGTTGGTTTCTTGCACAGGTATACCCATGCGTCTAAGTTCTTGAATCAACGGAGCACCAGACGCTTTTTTCTCGATGATGAACGCATCAGGGTCCCATTCTTTCCAGTGCTTGTACGCCGTGGCCTTTAGTTCTGGGAACGTCATCCGGTCTTTGAACGCATCTAACAGAATCAGCTGAGGGGCGTTGCCTTCCTCCTCGTTGTACCAAACACCCCATGTTGTGCAGGCGCTATAGTCCGATGTGGTCTTAACTTCAAATGCCGTATCCCATGACTGGATAACAAACTCAACGTCCGGTGGGGTTTCTTTCTCCCATATGCGCCAATCACTTCTTTTAATCACAGCGCTGGTATCGCCTGTGGGGTTCTGCATGTACTGCGCATTCCAGTACCGTGGGTCCATCTGAAGTTTCTTAGCTTCTAACTGCTCGAGCGGCCATTGCTCAGGCCAAAGACTTTTCCCGCTAGGCAGGATGGCTGGCAGCTCCACAACTTCCCAAGGTTCTGCTTCCGGGTTTTGTATAGTGAAGTTCACTAGCCGCCCAGTTAAATCTACCAAAGACCAGCGCGTCATAATAACAATGATCGCACCACCCGGCATTAGTCGCTGCAAAGGACCGGTTTGAAACCAGCTCCACGCATTATCAAAGGTAGCTCTACTATTCGCTTTAATGTCTTGCTCGGAGTGGGGGTCATCAATAACAAACAGGTCAGCACCACGACCGGCAAGAGCGCCGCCAACACCAACAGCGTAATACTGACCACCAGCTCCCGTCGACCACTTACCTGCTGCTTTTTGGTCGTCCGCGACAATCGTGTCCGGAAACACCTCTTTATATTCTTCGGATTCAATTAAATTCCTCACTCTTCGACCAAAGTCTTCAGACAAGCCCGCCGTGTGCGTAGCCATAATGATTTTTTTAGTGGGGTCTTGGCCTAGGTAGAACGCCGGAAACAGATAAGACGAGAACTCAGACTTACCCATACGTGGCGCGATGTTGATAATCACCCGTTTTTTCTTGCCAGCTAACACATCCTCAAAGATTTTAGCTAGCTTCTTGTGGTGCGGGCCTACTTTAAACCCCGGATACACGTATTTGGCAAACTCAATGGGGTTTTGCTGGGCTTTTTTCAGGGCGCTTCGGCGTTCACGTTCCTCTAACTCCTCAAGAAACGCTGTTTTCTCCGCTAACGTCATGTCTTTCAATGCTTTTTGCGCAGCCATAGCCTCTTGTGGGGACATAAGTTCTTGTTTCACTTTTATTCTTTGGGTTTTATTTCTTTGACTATACCCACGTCTTCAATATCGTCTTCTTCTTTTATCTCGGTAACGTCTGCTACGTCTACCACGCCCATGTACTTCTCGAGCTTTTTCTTAATTTGTTCATCTAGCTCGGTATCGCTCATCTCGGTTTTTTTAACTTCTACCCTGTCGGTAAACAGCGCTACTTCCGTGACCTTACCCAACAACTCCAGCGCTTTTAAACGTATTCTTGCATCTGGGTGGTCAGTTTCTTTTACGATTTTTGCCACGCTCATGGAGCGCAGTTCTTGTGCTTGCTCTACAAACTTCCATTGATACGCCGTCACCATAGACACGGCTGACTTCACTTCTTCAGGTAGCTCGAGTTCAAGCAGCTTTTCTTTGGCGTCTGGGTGGGATGTTGTTAAAGCTAAAAAG